AGGAACCACTACAACATGCACAGATGGCGAAGGACAAGATCATATTATCGTCAACATTCCTTTTGGCCAAACTGGTTTTGTAGGGGGAGGGGTTAATGTTTGTATGCCTATAGCAGGATATGGAGACGCTGGAGGGCAGATTTCTTCCGTATCAGAAATTATGGACTTCATAAACGGACAAAAAACAACAGCTCACAGTAACCCTGTACAGGCAAATCAACATGTGACACCATCATCGTTTGGTAGTCATGTTAGCACTTACAATCCTTTAGAAGGCGGTATTCATGCCGAAGCAGACGGAAACGCGTTTGCATATAATGGCTACATGGGCGGTGGATCATACAATATTGATATGGATTTAGTCAGGAACTTAGTATTGCATTGTCATGGTCAAACATTTAAAGTTACAGGTCAAGAAGGCGGTGTCTTTATAGATTCAATAGATTTATTCTTTAAAAATAAACCATTAGATGTAGATTCTGGTATTACAATGGAAATAAGAGAAGTAGTTAAAGGAATGCCGGGACCTAAAGTAGTACCTCATGGTACAGCTTTTGTTGGTAGAAATGAAATTGCATTATCAACTACATCAGGCGGAACAACTAGCTATATACCAACTAACTTTAGATTTGATTCATTAGTTTATCTTAAAAACAATACACAATATTGCTTTATTCCATCATCACTAAATGCAGTTAGTGGCTATGATATGTATATTGCAAAACTAGGGGACAATGAATTAGGAACAACTACAAGAATAGATAAACAACCTCATGAAGGTATGATGTTTACTAACTCATCTTCACTAGGTGCTCAAGCAATACCAGATCAAGATTTTATGTTTAGAATACACAGAGCAAGATTTGATGTTTCAGGAACTAAAACAGCTGTATTTAATAATGACCCAACAGATTATATAACATTTAAAGATTGGGGTAATAGTATAACAAAATTCCCAACAGGACAATATATTAATGGATTTGATTTCACAATAACAAATGCAGGAACAGCTTATAGTAGTGCTCCAACAGTAACAGTATCTGGAGGCGGAGGAACAGGACTTGCTTTAACAGCAACAATGTCAGGTTCTGGTTCAACTCAAACAGTTAGTGGTCTAACAGTAGATACAAGTGGAGGTTTCCCAAGTGGTTACACTTCCGCACCTACAGTTACAATAGCAGGACCTGGTGGTAGTGGAACAACTGCTACAGCTACAGTAACATTAAATCAGGGTTATGTAGGTTGGAACAATACTGCATTGGATTATTCAATAGTTAAAGTTATAACTGGAAGTTTCCAAGCTAATGATGTGTTGTATGGACCAGCAGGTTATGCAACAATATCATCAGTTGATAACAGAGTTATTAATGATATATCATTAAACGCAGGTATTCAACAACCACTACAAACAAATATAACAGCATCTATGAAGTTAACACCAACAGGTGCTGCCACTGAAACAGTTTATCAACAATTAGAAATAAACAAAACTAAATCATTAAACAAAGAATATACTATTTACAGTAGATCTAATGAAGTGGCATCATATAGTGGTAATAAAACAGCAGAACTAAAAATTAAAATGTCTACAAGTAGAAATAATGTAAGTCCTGCTATAGACAGATACCAATTTGATTTATTATCGATAACTAATAAAGTTAATAATGATAATACAAATGAAACAGATCCTAAGGGAGGTAATGCTACATCTAAATATATATCAAGAACGGTTGTATTAGAAGATGGACAAGATGCAGAAGACATTAAAGTTTACTTAACAGCATCTGTACCTAATACATCAAGCGTAGAAGTGTATGGAAAATTCTTAAACGGCGCAGATGATGGAGATTTTGATGAAGATATTAACTGGACAAAACTTTCAACATCAACACAACCAGCAGAAAGAACAGATGAATTCGCAGAATATAGTTGGACAATACCTACAAAATCAGGTGGTGTAGGTCTAAACGGAACTGGTGTATTAGAATATGATGTAGGAAGAATATCATCGATAGCTGTTAGTGGGTCAATGTCAGGTTACAATAACATACCTACAATAACATTATCGGGTGGCGGTGGTTACGGAGCAATTGCCACAGCAACAGTCTCAGGTGGAGCAGTAACAGCAATTAATGTTGTTGATCCAGGTAGAGGTTATACAAGTGCTCCAACGGTTACTATAACAGCACATGCTAGTGATACAGCATCTGGTGCAGTAGGAACCGCTACAGTAGGAACAACCACTTATACAGGATATAAATCCTTTGCAGTTAAAGTGGTACCTTTAAGTTCATCAACAGTCTCACCTCCTTTCTTTAAGGAGTTGAGGGCAATAGCATTGCAGAGTTAATTATGGCAACGGCACAAAAAAACCTTATAAATATAGATGGAGAGAGTGCTTTAGTTCGTGATAAGAATTCAAAGGCAGTTTTAAATAAAGATAATGAGGGATTAAAAGCATATAAATTGCAACAATCTCGAATTGATAAGTTTATAAAATATGAAAGTGATATAAATACTTTAAGAACAGAGATAACTGAACTTAAAGATTTAATTCAAGGTTTAGTAAATAAAATTAACAAATAGGCAGGAGACATGGCAACAATAACATTAAGATCAAGCAAAGGTAGCCCGCTTACTAATAATGAAGTAGACGCCAACTTTACTAATCTAAATACAGATAAGTATGAGTCAGGTAATAACATTGCGGCAGGAACATTGTCAGCGTCTTCCAATTTATCAGTATCCGGAACAACTACTTCTAGTGCTGCAACAGTAGCAGCGGCAGGAACCACACAGGGTGCGGCAACTGCTTTGACAAAAACATTTAATATTGTTACATCAGCTACAGCATCATCAGCAGATAGTATTAAACTACCTGACACAGCAACTGGTTTAGAAGTTACAGTAATGAATGACACCACAGCACTAATTAATATATTTCCGTCATCAGGCGAATCCATAGACGGTGGTTCTGCCAACGCAGGAGTTACATTAGCAGCAGGTCATACATTAAAATTAGTAGGCATTAGTTCTACAAAATGGAACAGACTAAGTCCAGTTATTGTTTATGATAGTAGCGGTAGCAGAATAAATTAAGGGAATAGGTAATGAGACCATTAAGAGTAAAAGCATCAGGTTCACCGGTTAGCTCTTCAAACTTCCAAGGTTTGCAGGAGATGACTGATACAGAAATCGAGAAATATTATTCGGCAATTATCACAAAAGATTTTGCAGATAACACCGACGGCACGGGTACTGGAGAATTAAATGTAACGACTAATGCTTCCGGTGCTGGAACTACTATTGGTACAGTAACCGACACAAAAAGAGATGACGCAGTAGGTACTCACCCAACAGACGGTGCAAGTTCTACGGTTACTACATATACAGCAAAACAAGTAACAGGCGCAGCATCAGAAAGTATTACTAACAGACCTACAGGATGGGAAACATCAGGCAATGTAGGTGTTAATGAATTTACAGATACAGAGTTAGATACAGATATTATTGATAAAGTAATAGCAGATATGGTTGGACAAGGAAACTATACTGTTGGTCAATATTCATTAAACGCAAGTTCACCAAGTGGTGGAACATGGACATCTAGATATACATTAGCAGATACACAAGTAGATGGCACAACTGCCAACATGTATATTTGGCAAAAAACAGCAGCAACAACTGCAGCAGATGATGATCTTAAACCTATAAAATTAGTTGAAACATCAAACCTTAGAGAAATGACTGTTGCTGAGATGGAACAAATTGTTCCTAATTTTAGAAACAGAATTGTAGAAAACTTTGCATCAACACAAGGTGTTGGTACATATAAATTACAAGCTTCTACACCTAGTGAAACAGGTACTTGGACTCAAATGGGTGATGCAGCAGGATTTACAGATACAAAGAAAGACGTAGCAGCACAAAACTATACAGGAAGTTATAGTGGTGCATATTCAGGAAACTATGCAGGAACATATACAGGTGCTAAAGTTTATGCAGGAACTTACACAGGTCCAAAATCGTATGCAGGTAACTATTCAGGAACATCAGCATATGCAGGAACATATGGTGGTACATCAGGATATGCTAAAACATATGCAGGAGCATACTTACATGATTATGGTGGATATGCAGGACCACCTAGTTACGCAGGCAATTATGTAGGATATTACACAGGACCTAAAAACTATACAGGTACTTATACAGGACCTAAGGTGTATGCAGGAGCATATACAGGAACATCAGCATATGCAGGAACTTACACAGGAACATCAGCATATGCAGGCACATATTCAGGAACATTTACTGGTTCATTCGAAGGAACATATGCAGGCGATACAGTATTAAGTTCTAGTTCAACAGTCAGTACGGTAAAATTGTGGCTAAGAACTGCTTAATTAGCAGTATAAATAAATTTACATTATGGAGATATTATGGCGAAGAGTCAACCAAAAATTGAACGTGTAACAACAGAAGATCCCAAACCAAAAAAATACGAATATCGAGATCCTTATTGGTCTAATAAAGATAACGAGCATATGATCGTTACATTAGAATATCCCGATGGCAGGAAATCTACAGCATCAATAACAGGAAAAGATAATCCTGATTTTAAAGCTGTTATAGAACAGTTTGGTGAAAAGACTTTAGATGAGAATACAGCTGAAGGTATCAAAAGACGTGATACTCAAATAAAACAAAGATTAGAAAGAAGAGAATCACAAGCTGCCAGGCAACAACAAGAAGTATTATTTAATGCAAAGTTAGAGGCATTTGAAATCGAGGCAGTTAAAGACTCTAAAAATACACCACTCAAAAGACTTATTCGTAAAGCAAAAACTCCATTAGAAGTACAAGCATATACGACAATATTATTAACAGACTATTTGAAAGAATCAGGTGTATTAGATGACAAAAAGAAAAAGAAATAACATACCAGACAATGGTTTTTTAATTGTTGCTAGTTTAAAAGATGCTTTTTACAAAGCAGCGATAGACCTAGCAGAGTCGATTAAATTATTTTATCCAGAATCACACATCACAATATTCATAGATTCATCTGAAATACAATACTTGTGGAAAGAAAAATTAAATACATTATCATTTAAAGTTTCCCCAGATTGGTATGATAATGTAGATCAAATGGTTTCTACAGATGTTCCTAAACATTTAAGAGCTAAACTTTGGGCATTAAGTAAAACACCATACAAAGGTAAAACAGTTTATTTAGATGCTGATATGATGTGTGAACATGAAGATGTAGAAAACATATTTGATCAACTACCAGATGATTTAGATTTATTATTTACAAAAATAAGACCTTATAATGCTAAGGTAACAAAACTTACAAACACAGAAGAAATGACAGCCCATTGTGGTATGTTCATATACAGAAACAATCCTCAAACAATCTCCCTAATGGAATCTTGGTATGGAGAATATTTAAAACAAACTGAAAAAACAAATAAAGGTGGTTGGGTTAATACAATAGGACAGTATCCTGATGATGTTAGAAAGTGGGATACTTTTACAATGTGGAAATTATTAACATATAGTGATACTGGTGTTAAGTGGGACGATAATTTACATTGCCGTTGGAATTTTGTAAATGGTTATCACCCTAATGAGTTAGAAGATTTAGATAGAGTATTTTATCATTATACTATACCGGAGCATGTCGTACACGCTAAAAAGAAATGAAGTTTATAGATATATCAGATGAATTGTTAGAAATGTTAGAGCCATATTCGGATTGGTTCTTCAAACAGGACTTAACACATTTGATAGAAATGTCTGGAGACAATCCAAAAAATACAGGTGAAAGTATAGATTATTGTTGCAGTGAGGAATACTTAGATGTTATTGTTACAAAAGATGGTAGACATGAAGGGTATCCTGAAATATCATATAGCTGTGATATAATGGAAAACTCTGGAAAGATAGAAAAAAATTTTAAAGAACCACAGAAAGAATTACAAACAAAATTAACACAATGGTTAGGAGCGAGGAATGAAGCGGTTCATGTATTTTATCCTGTCAATGGTTTTATGGGCTGGCACAATAATTGGAATGCACATGGTTACAATATACTTCTTTCATACACAGAAAACGGAGGAGGGTTCTTTAGATACAGAGACCCAAAAACACATGAAGTGGTTCACTTACAGGACCCTGGTGGGTGGTCATGCAAAGTAGGTTATTATGGTAGGGGTCGAGAACCTGATAAAGTTTACTACCATTGCGCTGGAACTACAGAGCCTAGAGTGACCCTAGGGTATGTTATACCCCACCTAGAACTCTGGAGGGACATGTGTAGCGATATTTCGGGTCAAGATTGCTATAATTTCGAGTAAAAAACACGAAAAAAACCCTAAATCTTTTAAAAAAAAGGTTGACTCTTGGTTCACAAGAGTGCATAATATAAGCATAATTAATAAAAAGTGAGGAGTTTAATAATTATGATACTAGAAAACACAATAGAAATAGCAGGCGAAACAGTAAGAAAAGAACGTTTTGGAATGGCATCAGTTAATGATGACAACAAAACTTTTACAGGTAATGTACTGTTTAAGTCTCAAGTTCGTGGTTCATACGACGATTCAGTTGAAACAAATTTCCAAAACACAGCTCAAGTAGATGGGCTTACAGTTTGGAAATCAAATGGTGAAGTTCCATTTTCAGACATGTTGTTAGACTTTGTACAAATTGGTGCAATTACATTAGAACAAGCAGAGTTCTCATTAATCCAAAAGAACAAAGATACAGAAGCAAGTCTTAATACTCTTTACAGAGATGAAGAGACAGGAAATATTTACTTAGGTGAAGATGCCCTAGACTATAGAAAAGAAAGACTAGCAAAAATAGCGGAGGCAGCGTAATGAAGTTTCATTTACAACTTAAAGTTCCAGGATTAGATGCTAATGGCATTATGGCCAAACTTAATGGCAAAGGTTTTGAATTTAGAAAAATGAGATCTGAGGTATGGGAAAGTAAACACAAAGTTACAAATGCAATGGATGATATTAACATTTTATTTGAAGATCAAAGAGTAGAAATTCAAGGTGGTGGAGATTTCAACACACACAATTTTATTGGATTTGTTGCTAAGAATTTAGATGTAGAAAAACCATGGTACAGACATACAAAGTCTGATATCGGATATGAACGACATGGATGGAGACCTTTAGGACGATGCTAGAAATAATTGGATTTATCGCAGTACTATATCTTGCAATAAAATATTTTCCGCAGATATTAATGTTAGCGTTTCAAATGTTTTTAATACTTGCTCTTATTATTTTAGGAGTAATGGCTTTCGAAGTTATTTATCATTATATTTACTTTCGAATCTAAGTCTTATTAATGCTTTTCTTACGATAGCAATACCAGTTAATCCTAAGAAGTTAATAAACGCAGCCATCTCAGCAGAGGTGCCTGCGTAGTCTATGCAAGCCTTAATAATTGCAACACTCAATGGGAACATAATTACTGCACCTATTGCAGTATCAACTGTTGACTCGTGTAAAGCTCTTCTTAATCTTTTACTTTGTACCAATTGCCATAAACCTATCAAAATATACTTTGCCGTTCCAATCATAATAGAACTGCTTAGTCTTACCAGTATAAAAAGTATCTTTCAACCCTGCATTTTCTATTAATGCTTTTTCACTATCAACACAATTAATACCATACATCTCTTCTATAACATTAGAATTTTGAATAGCAAATACTGCATGTTTATTTGCAGTGGTTAATTCTTTTAATGGGTACATCTGTTCTGCTCCCATTGTAATTACTATATCTACATTCAGTTGATTTAATTCATCAAAAGCAAAAGGAACATCTAAGTTCCAGTGATTTATTTTAATATATTCTTCTGCTATATAATGTTTATGAAATACTTTAGATAGTTCTAAAGCTTCTTTATCTATATCTACTAAGTGTAATTCTCCTACTGATAAATTTTCACATAATAAAGGAACTAAAGGTATCCCTAACCAACTATTTAAGATTAATATTTTAAACTGTTCGTCTTTCATATAATCTTCTAAGGATTTTTGTAGTTCTTCTACTAGCCAAATACCAGCTTCCATTGTATTAGGATTTAAACTTTGTCTAAAGTCATCATGCTTATGTTTCATTTCATGTTCAACTTTAGCGAGGCCTTCCCCCCAATGTTTCATACTATTTAAAAAGTTAAAATTTAACATCTTCTTTTCGTCCCATTGAATCAAATAAACAGACATATGGTATTTGTCTGAATACATGCGTTTCTACATCATGTGGAAATATATAGCCATAGTTATAACTATAAAACCACCCTAAAGGAAAGTATTTAATTCTTGCTACACCTTTGTGCATAAAGAAGTTATCTAATCCCCTGTAGTACCATAAGATTTTTTCTTTGTGTGCTTTAAAATAAAGAGTAATATTTTCTTTATCTAAGTTATCATTCCATCTTAATATACTAGAATTTAAATCTGTATATCTGTGAGGAACATGTTCTGTTTCTTTTGCTTGTGTTTCTAAATCGTGCCAATGTGTCTGACCAAAACATAAGCAATCTTCAGGATCAAAGTTTGCTATATCATCTATGTTCTTTTGTATAATAATATCTAGATCAAAGAAAAGATTCTCTCCTTTTTGTCTAACAATATTATCATCAAACAGATACATCTTGTTCCACCACTTCTCTAATTTGTTATCTGCTGGAAAAGGAATAACATTAATATCCTTATCCAATCCTTGTTCTTTTTCTGTCAGACAGTAAAATGTAAAATCTTGTGTAATATACTCTTTACAAGATTCGTATATTTGATTAACATGTTTAGCAGAATATTTACTGCCCCATTTTACTGTATAAATGTTCATTGCCAATGCTTTAATAATTGTGGATCAACCAAATCATTTTGTTTAACATGACCTCTACCTTTAGTCATTTGTTTAGGTAGTAAGTCAATATTAAATACACAAAGAATAGGTGTGTCCCTATATATTTCTGTTTGCAAATCATCATCGTCCCAACTACGACCTCTGTTATATGAGTAAGCATAGTCTGCTGGGAAATGATCCCATAATTTTTTACCCCAATCTCCCCATCGCCAACTGTGGTAATTATCTGTTCCGTCTGTATATGTAAACCATATCTTTTCTTGATTCTTTAAAACATCTTCCCATATACATTCTGCTTGATCGTCGGACCAAACTTGACAACTGCCATTTGTATATGCTCCATGTGATAATTTAAATCTCCGCGTCTTCATTGGGCGCGGGTCTTGCCACCAACTTCTTAACTTAGTTGGTCTTTCCATATTATAGGTCAATAAAGGCTCTATGTCATTTTGTATAATAATATCTAAGTCAAAGAATATAAATCTTCCTGTTGGTTTATCTTCTGCAAAATTATGAGTATTGAATACCATTGTTTTAGGTCTATCCCAACACCTTGCCATTCCATATTTAAAATCTTCTCCACCAAACCAATACTTAGGATGTATATTAGGTATGTCTGGAAAAGGTATTACTTTTACATCTTCATCTAAACCTTCAGCATCATCAGTATAACAATAGAAATGGAAATCATGTTTTTCATCACAATTCCTTCTTGCCATATTTTTTAATCTGTTTACAAAATGAGGACCATATCTTGTGCCCCATTTAGAACATACAACATTAACTCGCATATTCTTTTCTCGCTCTTGCTATAACATAGTCATCTGCATATTGTATTCCATTTTCCGCTAATGCAGTTACTATTTCAACGCATTTATCATCGAAATCTTTAATGTCTATGTGTATTATTAGTGTTGAAAAATTAGAATTTTTAACTAGATCAATATACTTATCATCATCAAAAATGCCTTCTATCACCGTTCCATCGTTTACTTTTAACATATACCACCTTGTTCATTATGTATAATTGTAGGATTTAATTTTAATAGGTTGTTAAAATATCCTTTATAAAAATCATTAGTAAATATCTCTTCTAATGTATAGTTATTTATATTGTTTTTAGACCAGTCATATAAGAACTCTGTTTTATGCTCGGGAGATAATTCTGCTGTTTCAATAGTTAAAGCAACATGCTTACAAGGAAAAACATTTCCTTTAGCACTTAAATAAAACTGATTATTAATCTTACCCTCACATTTTACATGCGGACTAAATTTAATTTTGCGTTCTTTATATGTGTCATCTTTTTTTCTAGTTTCTAAAGTTTCTAATTCTATTAGTTTATAATCAGGTAACTCTTTCTTAATTACTTTTTTCTTAGGTACAACTTCCTCTGGTACCTCGTCTACATATACAAAACCTGTGAACCCATATTGTTTACATAGTTTCTTTGCTTTTTGTATATCATTATCCAACTGCCTTGTATGTGTATAAGACCAAAATACTCTACACCCTGTGTCAATTATTGCTTTAGCATTTTCAAATATTCTTTTATCTGGATTGCCTGTATTAATATTAAATGTAATGTTACCTGTTTCTTTAAATAACATGCCTATATTATTCCACCATATAGGATCGTGATTAATACCTACAGTATCCATGTCAACACCTATTCCCCATTCTTTCATAAAGTAATGAGCTATATCAAACATTTCTGGATTGCTTGTTGAATCTCCATTTAAACCTTTAAACTTAATTCTTTTTAGGTGTGCCTTTTCCATAAAGTCTTGGCAAAAGGATTCTCGAACTTGATCTAGTGTTAAATATTCCTTACCATTAGATAGTTCAAACTGTACTCTTTCAGGTAAATACGGATATAAATCTGTTGCTTTGTTATACATTTTGTCAACCTGTTCTGGTGTGTAATCCTCATACCAATATGGTAATGCAACAATATCTTCATCTGTAGTTTCAGGATAAGAAGCTGTAGCATTTTGTATAAAAGGTATATCGCCTTCATCTATTAAGAACTTTTCGCTGAACACATCAAAGTTATATAATAAATCATCTTCATTTTTATTCCATTCTTCTAAAATCTTTTCCACTTTTTTGTTATGGTATAATACATAACATAGATTACCGTCTTCCAGCAATAATTTGCGGTTGGTCTTATAAGTCTCTATGACGCTTATGTTATTCAATATAACATTTGGAGTTATAAACAATAGATGTTCTCCTTGTTTTATTCTCTCCATTAAGTCTATTTCAATCCAATCTTTACCATACTTAGGAACATGAAACTGAATGTTATCTATAAAACCCTCTTTCTTCTTAGTCTTATTAATGACATCCATTTCTTGTTGGGTAGTGAAAACCCAAAAGTCAAACGGCTCTTCAATCAGTTTTTTCGCCTGAGTATAAAAAGCGTTTATTTGTGTTTGACTATAATTATTGTCTAGCTGATTTGCTACCAGTGTTACCATTCCAAAATCTCAATAATGTTTCATCTTCTAATTCATCTATTTTTATTTGCTTTTCCCTTAAAGGGTGTGGGTTTGAATCCACATTAAAAAGACAAACTTTACATTCTTCTCTATATTTATGTGTCTCTAAATCACTCGGAAATTCTTGTCCTCTGTTATAAGAGTAAACCCAATCAAAAGGTATGTTGTTCCAAAAGTCTCTTTGTCTCCAATAGTGATAATTATCTGAACCTTTAAAAAATGTTTTAAATACTTTCTCATCACTATCCATCACGTCCCAGAATATATGTTCACATTGGTCGTTTTGCCAACACATCATACTAGAGTTAAAATATGTTCCTCTTACTTCAATAAAAAATCTATTGTCTATATGTCTAGGGTCGTCCCAACGTGAATGGATTAGTCTAGGTTTTTGTGCTAGATAATCTAAGTCTGTTATATCACCTTGTAGTATTACATCTAAATCGAAATAACACCATTTGCCTTCATACCCCAACCAATTGTGAGAATTAAAAATTAAAAATTTAGCTCTATCCCAACAGTAATTTTCTTTTCCAAACCAATACTTAGGATGTAAAGGATCTATTACAGGTATATCAACAGTATCACATTCTAAACCTTCTTTGTCATCTGTATAACATGTGAAAGTGAATTCATTATGATAGTTTTCCTGTACCATACGATACAGATTGTTAACATAGTGTGGTTTGTATTTAGTGCCCCACTTGATGCATACAAAGTTCATCATATTCTTTTGCAATCTCCGGGTGTTTATCTTGTCCGTTTAATAAGCATATTGTATATTCAGGCCTATATTTTCTTCCTGTAAATAAGTATGAATAAATCTCGTTATTAGGAAAATGTTCAAATGTAAATCCTTCGTGGTAAAGAAAAGTATCATCACCGTAAGGATATTTAACTATATATTCGTCTGGATTTCTATTGTAATGATGCCAAATATGTGTAGCATCTTTCCATAACATCACACTAGAATTATAATTACTTAATGGAAACTTATCTCTATAAGGATATTCTCCTATAGGCATTTTATCTTTTTTATCTTTCCACCAGGTATAACATATAACAGGGTTATCCTGACAGTAATCAAACAAATGATCTATAGTTTTTTGTAATTTTATATCTAAATCTAGGTATAGAATAGTACCCAAATCTTTCAATTGGAACAATTTTATTTTTTCCATATTCCCATCTGGTTCATGTTCCATATAAATAATCCCGATATTAGGATGTAATCCCTTGGGGTCGTCTGTTACACAGACGTAATTATATTTGCCTTCAGTATGTTCATATATGGAATTTACATCATCAGATGTGTACTTTTCACCATATTTTAATGTCAAAATTGTTTTCACTTAATTTCCAATTGTAATGTCTTTTATTTATAAATAAGACTATATACAATATTTAAGAGATAAACACCAAATATGGCAACAGTTCATAACTTAGTAATAGATCAAGGCACAACATTTTCAATAGAACTAACAGTTCAAAATGATGACGGTAGTGCAAAGAACTTGGCAAACTATACTGTAGCAGCGCAAATGAGAAAGTCATATGACGCAGCAACAAAGACAGATTTTACAACTGCCAAGGTAGATAACACGGGTGTGATTACTTTATCTTTAACAGCAACTCAAAGTAGTGCTTTAAAGTCAGGTAGATATGTATATGATTGTGAAATAACAGCAACATCGCCGGCGGAAACTATTAGAGTCATCGAAGGCATTGTTACTATTACACCAGAAGTTACAAAGTAATATAAATAGAGGTAATAAATGAGTAAAGTTACAGTCACGTTAGGAAGTTCAAGAGTAGTTACAAGCGCTGCTACTGCTTCACAAATTACTACTGCAACAAAACTAGAGAATTTATCTGGAATAGATACTTCTGGAGCTCAGAATGGATATACATTAGTTTATGACAGCACATCAGGTAACTGGCAAGCAAAACCTGCTTCCGATGTTGCCGCTAATGTTAGTGCTATAGACGGTGGAACATTTTAATAAATAGTTAAATAGGAGAAAATAATGTCAACAACTATTCAAATTAAAAGAAGCACGGGCTCAGCAGCTCCAGTTGCTTCTGATTTGGTTGAAGGCGAATTAGCGTATGCTGAGGATAGATCCGGTGACGGTGCTTCTGCTATTCTTTATGTTTCCTCAATAGACTCAGGTTCTAATGAAGTTATACAAAAGATAGGTGGTAAGTACTATACAGACATTATTGATGGAGCAACAAACGCAAACACAGCTAGCAAACTTGTAAAAAGAGATGGTAGTGGTAATATTGCAGCAGGAACAATTAGTTTTGGATCGTTAAGTGATGGAACAATAACTGCTACAGCATTTGTAGATGAAGATAATATGTCTTCAGATAGTGCTACTTTAATACCAACTCAACAATCAGTTAAAGCTTATGTTGATTCAGTTGCAGCAGCAGCTTTTGATTTAGACGTAGCAGGTGATTCTGGAACAGGCAAAATTGAACAAGCAGAAACATTTACAATAGCAGGTGGAACAGGTATCACAACTGCACATTCAGGCAATACGCTTACGGCGACATTGGATGATACAGCAGTTACAGCAGCCTCATATGGTTCTAGCAGTGCAATACCTGTAATAACAGTCGACGCACAAGGTCGTATTACAGCAGCTACAACAGCAGCAACAAGTTCTACATTAACAATAGCAGCAGACTCAGGTTCTAATGATACTGTTACTGTAGGAACAGACACGTTAACTTTCGAAGGAACAACCAACGAAATAGAAACAACAGTTTCAAATAACAAAATTACAGTAGGACTACCTAACAATGTAACAATCTCAGGTAACCTAACTGTAAGCGGAACAACTACAACAGTTGATTCAACAACCTTAAGTGTTGCAGACCCACTTATTATATTAGCATCAGGAAACAATTCAGCAGACGCTGTTGATATTGGTCTTTACGGTTTATATGATACTTCAGGTTCACAAGACTTATATGGTGGTTTATTCAGAGACGCTAATGACTCTGGTAAATGGAAGTTATTTAAAGACTTACAAGCAGCACCAACAACCACAGTTAATACATCTGGAACAGGTTATACAGTAGGAACACTTGTAGCAGCAATTGAATCATCAAGTGCTACTATTACAGGTGGAACAATTACAGGTATTACTGATCTTGTAGTAGCAGATGGTGGTACAGGAGCAAGCACATTTACAAGTAACGGTATTATATATGGTAACGGCACAGGGGCCTTACAGGCAACAGCAGCAGGAACCAACGGTTACTTCTTATATTCCAATAGTGGAACACCAGCATGGACCAACAGCATTGATGGCGGTACATATTAATAATTAAAAAAGGAAATTGAAATGGATGATAGATTAATTAATGAATACATTAAAAACTTAGCGGCAGAAGTTCAAAGTTTAAAAATGGAGAACATACTGTTAAAAACTAGAATAGGCATTTTGGCAACAGATCAAAAACAACCTGAACAGGCTCAACCTGAGGGACAACAAGAACAACCTCAACCAGAGCCACAAGAAGAAGTTCAACAGGAAGTGGTCGAAGAAGAAATACCTGAACTGAAACCAGCAGATTTAGGTTCAGCAAGAAACGAAGACGGAAACTTTAGTAACTAGGGTAAAAGATGGCAGTAATAATAAAACCAAAGAAGTCGGAAACAAGTGGGAGTGCTCCTACAACCAGCGACTTAGCGGCAGGTGAGATAGCGGTAAACACCGCAGATAAAAAGATATATATTAGAGACTCTAGTAGTAATATCGTAACACTTGCACAGTACGGCGAATTTGATGAGAGTTTGGTATATCCAGGCGGATCAACAGCTGACTTTGGTAACCTTACAGACAGCACAGAAGATGCTTTTGGAATGTCTTTATTGACAACTTATGATTGTAAAGGCGATCATACTGCCGTTACACCGTCTATTAAGTTTAGAACAGCAACAGAAGATCATGGGACGTTGAGTTAATGCAATATTTAATAAAGATTAGGAGAAAATAATGCCAACACAGGTACAATGGAGACGAGGAACAACAACTCAAAATAATTCCTTTACTGGTGCTGAAGGCGAGATTTCCGTCGATACTACCTTAGACACATTAAGAGTACATGACGGGTCAACAGCAGGAGGACACAGACTATTTAAATATTCAGAGGCACTTGGATTAGGTGCTTTAAGTGATCCTAACGATGATGCCATATTGTTCTGGGATGATAGTGCTGGTAATTTAGCATGGATGTCAGAAAGTACTGGTTTATCTATATCAGGCACAAGCATTTCATTAAGTCATTTAGGATTAGAAAGTTTATCAGATCCTAATGCAGATAGAATTGCTTTCTGGGACGATAGTTCAGGGGCTTTACAATGGCTTACTGTAGGAAGTAACTTAACAATTACAGGAACAACATTAAGCGCAGATTACGACGGAGATATAACAGGCGTAACAGCAGGAGATGGTTTATCAGGCGGAGGTAACTCAGGAGGAGTTACTCTTGCACTAGATTTAAACGAATTAACAGCAGCAACAGTAGATGTTGCAAACGACAGCATCGCAATTATAGACGCAGGCGATAGCAGTTCAAAGAAAGAAGCAATTTCAGATTTAGTATCTGGAATAGCAGGTACAGGATTATCAGAAAGTTCTGGACAATTAGTAGTAGGAGCAGCTCAAACAAATATTACAAGTCTTGGAACATTAACAGCACTTACTGTTGATAATGTTGTAATCGATGGCGCAGTAATTGGACATACAGGAGATACAGATTTAATAACCTTATCAAG